CCTAAGTGTATTTAGATAAAAAGAATATTGCATGTCTTTATCTAGGAAAGAATACTTATTCATCTCATTCACAAACATAATACAATCAAGGTGGCCTGACAAACAACGATTGATAATATATGGAGCATAATCTTTCATAACATCAGGATCATCATCCCTCAAATCATGCTTCGTAAAATTAATAGAATTTAACCAGTCTTTAAGTTCAGTCATTTTGGTAGTTTCCTATTGAAGTTCCAGTAATCAAATTTCAACCAAGTATAATATATCCCACATAAAAATTTCTGTACAAAATATTCTAGAAAAAGTATTGAAAGAAAGATATATTTTTCAATCATAACATATGATCCCTCCAAGGATCATAACAAGGTGTTTGGCAAAGAGTTTCTTCCCAAGGATTGAGAAGTATAGAGAGTCTCTCACCACTAAACTCCTCAACATCATGATAATATCCTGAACCAAAAAATGCCATTCTATTTGTCTTTGGTAAAAGGATAGTTCCATTCTCAAAACACAGTCTACCACCTTTTAAATTCTCATCGACATAAGGGTAATATACTGTAGTACAAATTGGATATTTCAATTCACCCGTCGTCTTTTCTAATCTATCATCATGATCACGATGCCATCCACAAGGTTTAGTATTCATACGAATCCAAGTTTCATATCCAATAGCCTTAGACAAATCAAAACTCTTTCCAACAATATCTAACAGATGCATTAAATACTGTCTGCCAGGATGTTCTTCATCCCAATCAAACCAAAAAACATCAAGGTCATCAATCCTCGGTTTCCAATCACCATTAAGTTCTCTAATCAATTTTAAAAAATCTGCATGTTTATCTTCTGGAAAAACATCATCCAAAACATAAATATCAAATTCTACATCACGGGGATTCTCTAACATCTATCTAATAATCTGTATGTCATCATCTTGTGTCCAGAGTTCGACCTTATCTCTGAAACGGCCTTCTTGCTTTAATTTATCATATCTCTTACCTGCTTTCTTCTTCCACCAAGAAATAATATTCTCAAGGTGAAACTTATCCCAGTTCTGACCTGGTACTAACTTATCTTGCTGTTGATTAATTACCTCACGTACATTACCATATCCATAATCAGAAATATAAAATCTCTTCTTCTGAGTGAGTCCAAATGCCATAGTAATAACATCATTAAACTCTTTTAATTTCTCCTCATCCTTCAATGACTTTTTAATCCAAGCAATCATCTTGGTCTGTCTCTTCATCTTCTTTGATGATGCTTTATTATCAGTAAGTGGTTTGTTATTATTTAATATACTAAACCTATCATGTAACCTATGAAATACTTCATCGTGCAATAAAGGAAGGAACCTACTTTCAGTCAATCCCTTATATCTTATGAATGGTTTAAGTCCATCGTACTGTGATGCTGATGTAGTAGAACCATATAATGAAGTAGTCTCAAATAATGCAATATCCTTTTCAAATACATTATTCAAAGTTTCCCTTGCAAAATGAGATACACACATTAATGCAAGTAATTTACCACCAAGATAGTTATATCCAAATGGTTGAGATGGAACAATTACAAATCCCATACAAGCATGACGATTAAACACAGAAAGATTAGGTGGTGTTCCTAACCATATATTCCTAGGTTTTGAATTAATAGTTGGAGAACCAAACCTTATAAAACCAAGAGTCTTCTGTGTTCTCTTTTCAAATACCATCCAACGCAATTCTCTACCTGGAATATTGCTTTCATTATTATGTGATGATACTGCTGCTAATAAACTCTTATATCTTTCTTGTGGTAATGACTGAAATCTATCTCCTATAAATTTAATATCAAACTCCATCTCAGATGGATGTATATCCTCATTAAAAAACTCATCCTCCAAAGGACTGAGTTGATTAGTTTGGAGAACCACTTCCTTCTTTACATACCTAAGATAATCCTCAATGGAAGTAAAATTCTTAAAGTAATGAATAAATTCGTCAGCAGCCCATGTAGCATCTGATTCACTTATTATCATCTTATAATCATTGGATCGTTATAACTTGGAGGACCAATATCTAATATGATAGGAGCATCTAATACTTTTTCAAGACTCTCTGACATTTTAATGAATCCATTACCAACATGCATTTGTCCAGCAAATACCGATACAGTAGCAGCACCCCAGAAAATATAATACCATCTAGACTTAACTTGTGCTTTTAATTTTCTTTTATCTTTAGTCATGGTCTTTCAGGATGTTGAAGTTGTTCAGTAAGTCTTGCACCAACAGGACCATCATCAGAATAAACTTCCAAGTGATGAATTTTGATAGAGTCCTCTTCCATTATTTTAACATCAACCCTACCATCTTTGCAAGTCACTGTGATAGTTCCTTTACCAACCCACTCTTCAGGTTCATTATAAAACTTATAAACTGGATAAGGGTCACGAGTTTGAGCACCCGCTACAACACGATAGGTCATAAAAATACTCCTGCAATTTCAGATAATTTGTACAGACTGATGAGTTCAAGTCCTGCCAATTTCATAGCAGTATCTGCCTCACCATCCTCTTGACGATCTACAATAGCAACTACACGTTCTACTACATAACCAGCATCACGCAATCTTTTTACTGCTTGAATTGCAGATCCACCTGTAGTAATAACATCTTCCAATACTGTAATCTTAGTTCCTTCTTTTGGTAATGGACCTTCTATGTAAGATTGAGTCCCGTGTCCTTTTGCTTCTTTACGAACAATCAAAGAGTTTATCAATCTCTTATCTAACGCAGAACAAACCGCAACACCTGTTACTAAAGGATCAGCACCTAATGTAAGACCTGCAACATAATTAGTTTCTATATGTTCCAGCATTAATAAACTAGAAAGAGTAAGTCCTCTTCCACTTAGTGTTACTGGTTTGCAGTTACAATAATGCTCACTAGTCTTACCAGAAGAAAGTTTAAACTCTCCTTTCTTGTAAGCATATTCTTTTAATAGTTCTAATAGTTCTTCTTTCATTTTGCCTTCTCCTCCCAAGTCTTACAATCTACTTCATTATCATCCAATGTACAGATGACACGATCAGGATCCCATTTAGGATCATCACTTACAAGCCAGTTCATTAGTGCTTTATAAAAAGAGTCAATTGGATTCTTCATTTGAATTTACACTCCACCATAATTTCAGTTAATGCTGCAAGCATATTTATTTCTTGATCTGCTACGAATGCCGTCTGGTACTGATACTTAGCAATAACAAGGACAGCAGCAGGTATGGTACTAGGAACGAGGGCAGTGTATAAATTATCGTAAATAAGCCGAAATAATACAGAAGTATCATTATCCAAATTACTGACGACCCATTTCCTGACCTCTGGGAAATTCTTTTCCTTAAGATTTTTAATAAGGTCATTAACTCCAATATCCGAGAACGTAGCAAGAATACCACTATCTATTTTACCCCCAACAGAATATCTCTGACACTCATTTAATATCCTTCTCCAATCAGGGAAGTGTTTGTTTATTAATTCTGCAAGTACTTTCTTATCACTTTCGCACCGTTCTTCGTCCAAGATAAAGTTAAGTCTTTTAAAGAACTTCGCCGCAACCTCTTGTTTTTGTTTCCCCTTAATCGAGAAGTCAACCACAGCACACCTGGAATGGAGGGGTTCGATGATTTTATTTTTATAATTGCAGGTGAAGATAAACCTACAGTTGTTTTGGAATTCCTCAATAGACGCTCTAAGGAGGAGTTGTACGTCGGAAGTGGTATTGTCTGCTTCGTCGATGATGATGACTTTATGTCTGGCATCAGACGCAAGCGAGACTGTTGACGCGAAATTCTTTGCATTATTTCTAACGGTGTCAAGGAACCGTCCTTCGTCTGATCCGTTGATGACATAAAAGTCTACCCCCAATTCATTACAGAGTGCTTTTGCTACCGTTGTCTTTCCAACACCAGGAGGACCAGAAAGAAGCATATTCGGTATTTCACCCTTATTTAGGAAATCCCTAAAGGTTTTCTTTATATTCTCTGGGAGAATACAATCCTCAATTGTCTTGGGTCGATATTTCTCAACCCAGATAAAGTCACTCATAATTTAATTTTAGGATCTGAAATAAAAAGAATTAATTCTAAAGAAAAGTTTGCCGACAATTTAAGTCTACTAAGCATTAAAAGTATCAATCCTTTTTCAACGTTCATCCAAATGTCGAATCAGGTTCTAATGCTATATAATACTTCAATGCGTAATTTTGGCAAGTAAATAATGATAAATTTTTCTGAGAAACATCTACGTGATAACTACCTGGAAGAATCTTAATATTCTCAACCTTAAAGTTAAATGAGAATGTTGATTCAGTATCACCAACTACAATAGAGAAATCATTAGATGTATCATTCTTCTTATCACGTACAAGCATCTTAACCACACCATTCTCACCAATAACAGACAGATCAGGAAGTTGATATATTGCTGCTGCTTTAAGTAACTTATCCAATTGCTGAGTACTTAAATCAAATGAAACATCTACAGAAGGAAGTGTTATCTCCTTATCTGGTGGAGTGACAATTACATTAGGATCTGCAAAGAAATACTTTGATCTCATCCTACCTTCTTTGATTACCACATAACTATTGTCATCTCGGAAATCTAATTCAGGACTAGTATGAAGTCCCATTCCATTCAAAAACTGACCAAGATCATAGATACCAAAATCTTGAGGAAGTTCCTCATCAATTGTAGCCTCTGCAAGAATATTCTTCATAACTGAAATAGTTCTTAAAGAACTACCCCGCTTAAAAAGAATTGATTGATTAATGTTGGAAAAATTCTTCAGTAAGGTCAGAGTTTTGTCAGACAGTTTCATAGTGTGTTCTCTAAGTTTCATGATTAAGGCATCGTGTGATCAATGTTCCCCGATGTGATTGAGGGTTTGCCGTAGTGTTCATCAAAATGTAATAATAGCATAGCATAATGAATCACTTTAAGCAAGTCTTTCTTTTCCTTTCCATCTTTACTTCCATACCTACTACCATACTTTAGAATGTTTGATTGGCAGAAAGCAGATGCAAGTGATCGTGCTGCCATCAGATCTAAAGTTTGAACATTACGATACTCATGAGTATCACCTGTGTAGTGTCCTCTATAAGTACCTGATACATATTCCTCAATATCCTTAAGGATTTCTTCTTCATGATATTTAAAATAATGCGCCATAGACTCCCTTTCTTGTTGAACCTCGTTATTTATAGGTGGATAATGATACTGTTCTGGTGTTTGAAAATGATGTGCTGCTTGATCATCATTATCTGCTAAGAAGTTCTGTTCAAATGGATTCTCATCCAAACCATTCCTATCATAATCATAGTAATATTCAGAATGTTGTATATCATCCCCTTCTACTTTAAAGTCCATTTCTTTTATTGGATAATCTTTTTCCATAGTACCATTGATAATTGAATCTAATAACCACCAAGCCATATTATAGCAACCCCCTTGTCTTTTGTCCAGGCTCTCTAAGGAACCATCCTGTAGAAATATACTTAGGAATATCTCCTGTTAAGAATCCTCCCCTATGTACGTGTGTATATGTTGCAGGCCATAATACAATAGTTCCTGCCTTTGGTTGTAATGAAAGTTTCTGATGTAAGAACTCAGTTGCTCCACCATTCTCTACTGGAATATCATTTAGATAAACCATCCAAGTAAGGGTTCTATCTCTATAGATGAATTGCCCATCTTCATAGTGCCATTGATGATAACCACCACCAGCATTTGTTCTTTGAACCTTTGTAGTCCAAGAAGATAATGGATCTGTATCTTGAGTCAATCCTCTATAAACATTAGCATAGAGATCAAATGATTTTCTAAGATAGATGTTAATTTGCTTTGCTAAATCTAACTCTACAACTTCCAAACACATTTGAAGATCACTTCTAGAGTAGTGACCATCCTTCATTTGTTTATCACCATCTTTAAAGCAAGGGCCTATAAACTCACGGTTTCCTTCCCAGAGATTAAAGGACTCAATGATGGAGTTACATAATTCATTAGGAACTCCACCATCAAAGACTCCGATGTGATCTGTAATCTTCATGTGTTTAATACCCAGATAAGTCTAAAAACCATAAAGATGATTAAAACATAATAAGTCCACATAATCCACATTCCAACTTTGTTGTGAAGTGAACCTCTTTTATATGGATGAGCTCCAGGTGGGGAACTATCCCACCCAGATTGCATATACTCATCGGTATGAATTTTCCTACTCATCCTTGCCACCCGCCACCATTTTCTCTCTGGAACTGCTGGACTTCTGGGTCATGATGGAAAGTAAGATTAGCACCTTTCTTCACTTTCTTCTGCTTTTCTATTTCAGAAGAAACAACTCCTTCTGTTCTTTTAAATGCTTGATAGGTACCAGCCTCAAGTGTAGCTTGACCCTCCTCATGATAATAGATGAGAGTTTGAAGTGCTTTCTGACAGTGCTTGAGTGAAGAATTGGAAATACACGTCTTTGTTTGCTTAGTCATAATAAAATAGAAATTTGTTAGGAGGAAAGAATGAAATTAGTATTACATCATTCATAACCTCTCACTGCATAATCTTTAGATGAATCTTCCCTTTCAAAATCAAAGTCGGCATCTACCTTATCATATAATTCAATAAAGGATTGCTTAGTCTCATCATCAAATCTATTAACACATACACCAATTGCCTTTGCTTTATCTTTGAAGATACTGTATGCACGTAAGATATGAACTAGACGACGAGTACTAATGATCTCCTCAATACCACCATCATAAAATGTCTTACGAATAATATCTGCCCAGTCCACCAATCTCTTACAGAAATCAGTATCATTAACCTTTAAACTAGAAGCAACCTTTAGAAGAATCTTATTTTCTATAGAAGGTGATGGATAATCCTGCTCAAATGTTACTGGGAATCTTTCGAGGAAGGCCTCGTTGAGCACGTTAGTTCCAATAAATCTTCCGTCGTCTGAACCTTTACCTTTAGTATTTGCGGTGGCAATGACGTTGAACCCTGCTGCTGGTTGGACGTACTTTCCAATCTTTTTAAGGAAAATTCCCTTACCTTCAAGGATTGGTTGGAGGCAGAGTATCTTGTTTGAGGCAAGGTCGATTTCGTCAAGGAGCAATATAGCCCCTCTGTTGAGAGCTTCAATAACTGGTCCGTTGTGCCAGACGGTTGCACCGTCAACAAGGCGGAAGCCGCCAATGAGATCATCTTCATCAGTTTCGATAGTAATGTTTACACGAATAAGTTCTCTTTTAAGTTGAGCACATGCTTGTTCAACTCCAAAAGTTTTACCATTTCCTGAGAGACCAGTAATAAATGCTGGATAGAATAATTTAGACTGAATAACTTTTTTAATATCAGTAAAAGGTCCAAACTTAACAAAAGTATCATCTTGGTTTGGAACCAAATTCTGTTCTACTTCAGGTTGAACTGATGGAGTTACAGAAGGAGCTTTAAAAGATCGTTCAATTTCTTCAACCACGCTTTTAGTAACCTGTAGATTGAATTTACCCTTTCCAACTCTACATCCCATACTCACCAACTTGTCTCTTATATTACGTACCTGAAAACCACGAGAAGCACAATACCCTCGTATATCAGCAGTCGTAAATTCCTCCCCAAACAAATCTCTTAGATCTTCAATAAATTCGTTGTCAGAAGTCATAACGGCAGTTGTCATAATGTAGTTCGTTTCAATGGCCTTATTATAGGGCATTGAGGGTGGATTAAAACCCCTTGTCAGTTAATGTTGATATTTCTTAACACTTGCTTCCCATTCCTTCATAGATGATTGTAATTGACCCTCATTCTCCTTTGGATCCAATTTATCATATCCCTTCATCTTTTTCCATTTATTATACAAAGCACCCAATATCCATGCTTGAGAAAGTTGTTTAGGACCATTCTCTAACAATTCAAGATGCCTTTTGTTACTTGTGTAACTTTTGTATTCTTCTCTCCAATTGGAGTCATCATAAGGTTGTGTCATTTAATCTCCGTATGAGAAAGTTTTTCCTTTAATTTGGGATTGCCCGTATGGGTTTTTACCTTGAGATTTAAACCTACCCACATTTTCTCCTTTTTTATCTAATCCTCCCTTTCTGGTCCTATGGAGTGTAGCAGTTTTTTTGGTTTGTGTCAACACAGAATCCTGACCATACTTCTTACCCAGTTTCTTGACTTCTTTCTTAAACTTCTTTTTACTCATCTTACCACGATCTATGGCAAAACTTTTTTCTTTTACTTTTCTTTCCTTTCCTGTCTCCTTATCTTTTTCTAAATATGATCCTTTTACTTTAGTAGGCCCTCTACCAAATTTACC